ATTCACGCGGCAAAGAAGGTATTGAGGTCGTTACTGCTGTTGGATTTGGTGCGGTACTGATCCGTAAGAAAGTATTTGAAACACTGACAGCGCCGTGGTTTGACGCTGGATGGGGGCCAACAGGTGTTGTGGGTGAGGATGTGTTCTTCTGTGTAAAGGCTGGCGATGCAGGTATTGATACCTATGTCGATCATGAGCTTTCAATGCACATTAAGCACATTGGCACACATGAATATAGTTGGGATGACGTGGATGATAAAGCCTTGAGGGGCGACAATGGCACTAACTAGCTATTCTGACTTAACTAGCACCATCTCCAGCTATCTAGCTCGCAGTGACTTAGATAGCATTATCCCCACGTTTATCTCTTTGGCAGAGCAGCGCCTACGTAGAGAGCTACGTATTCGGCAAATGCTAGTAATTGCCCAGGCTACTACTACAGGCGGTGATTCTACTGTTGGTTTGCCCAGTGATTACTTAGAGATGCGCGATATTCATATTGCCGCTAATCCTAATGGCACGCTGGTTTACGATACGCCTAATCTGTTTTATAAAAAGACTATCTCAACAGAATCAGGTCAGCCTAAGCGTTACACGGTACTAGCTTCTGAGTTGCAACTAGGGCCAGTGCCTGACGGTGCTTATGTCTTGCAAATGCTGTACTACGCGCAACCTGCTTTCCTAAGCTCTACGAATCCTAGCAATGTCTTTATGGCTAACTGTCCTGACGCTTTGCTTTATGCCGCGTTAGGTGAGGCAGAACCGTATCTAATGAATGATGTGCGACTACAGACATGGGGTACGTTGTACGAAAGAGCTATAGCAGCTATTAACGTCGCAGATGATTCTGGCGAATATAGCGGTCAACCAATGTCCATGTCTTTTAACTAGGAAAATATTATGGCTGAAATGTCTAACTACTTAGAGAACGCGTTAATTAACGTGACTCTACGCGCAACTAGCTACACAGCTCCTACGACTGTTTACGTTGGTCTATATACAAGCGATCCCACTGACGCTAATACTGGAACAGAAGTCTCTGGCGGCTCTTATGCTCGCGTTTCTGCTGCCTTTGGCGCTCCTAGTAATGGCGCAACAAGCAATACAGGAGCTATCGAATTCCCACAAGCTACTGCATCATGGGGAACTGTAGGTTGGATCGGTATTCTTGACGCATCTACTACTGGAAACCTTTTGTATCACTCGCCACTTGATGTAAGTAAGGCTATTGATACTGGTGATGTGTTTAAGATTGCGATTGGTAACCTGACTGTCGCGCTGGCATAAGGGGATAATATGTCAACAATAGTCACTAGAGCTGGCAAAGGTAGTCCATTAACTCATGATGAAGTTGACGCTAACTTTAACAATCTTAATACAGGTAAAGCTGAAAAAACTGTATCCAATACGTTTACAGCTAACCAGATTGTTTCAGTCACAGATAACACTAACGCAGCATTACGCATTACGCAGCTAGGCACAGGTAACGCGTTGTTGGTTGAGGATTCAACTAATCCTGATTCAACGCCGTTTGTTATTGATGCAATTGGAAAAGTAATTGTTGGTAATACTGCATATATAACTCCGGTTACTGGTATAACGCCTCAAATTCAAGTTCAAGGAAATAATGCTTCAACAAGCAGTATTACTGCAGCAAGGTTTTCAGCAGACTTAGGTTCGTCAAACTACATATTCTCTAAATCACGCAATACAACTGTCGGTACTTATGGAGGTATTGTAAGTTCAGGTGATATTTTAGGCAATATTTCGTTTGTAGCAGACGATGGTGCTAATCCGATTTTATCTGCTCAAATATCCGCATCAGTAGACGGCACTCCCGGCACTAACGATATGCCCGGCAGGTTAGTATTCAGCACAACCGCAGACGGCGCTAGTAGTCCGACTGAGCGTATGCGGATTGATAGCGCGGGTAATGTTGGTATCGGTGGGACTGCTGGAACTGACACAAAATTTCAATTACTTGGAACATATCCAACATCTGGCACAAATACTTTTGTGCAACAATTAAGCGGCACTTCTCCAAGTGGAACAACTAATGTTTTATCTGGATATAGGGCGCGACTTAATACCCAAGCGGCAGCATTTGCATTATCAAATCTTCGTATTTTTGATTCTGGTCAAGGCACTATTGGCGCAACGTCATCAGTAACAAATCAGTACGGTTATTGGGCTGACGCATCATTAACCGGCGCAACTAACAACTACGGTTTTTACGGCAACATAGCATCCGGCACTGGTCGTTGGAATCTGTACATGGCCGGTACTGCTGCCAACTATTTTAGCGGTGATTTGACTGTTTACGGAGGCACAGCTATACCTGCTGGCGGTACTGCTGGATCAGGATATAAACTTTCATCAACCGCAAATTTTGGTGTATTTTTTGGTTCAGGCGCGCCAACTTTATCGGCTGCAAAAGGATCGTTATACTTGCGGTCAGATGGAACCACAATCAATGATCGTATGTATGTTAATACAGATGGCTCTACAACTTGGACTGCTGTTATAACTGCTGCATAATAAAAATATTAAATAATGAGCTTACAATATGTTACTTATGATTATTGGAATTATGGCTACGCTGTAGGCGATGCTACAAATTCTGATATTTGTGGCCCATTTTCACTTGAAGAATTAGACCAATTTGGTACGCTGGATGCGTTGCCATTTTCGCTTGACAGTGAAATTTGGGAAAGTCCTAACACTTGCATTATGTTTTTTGCAGGTACGGTAAATGGTGCGGCAAATGTAACTGCGGCTCCTACTAGGGTTAGATTAGATTCTGCTGCTATTAATGGAGCTGCTACAGTATCAGGATTAGGTGGATTAATCCTTTCTGGAACTGGAAGTATTACAGCAAATGGAACAGTAACTGCTGATAGTGTACGAATACGTGATGCTACTGCTAGCATTACTGGCGATGCTGAAATTACTGCATTAGGTGGTGTAATTTATAACGGAACTGCTTATATTGAAGCTGAAACAACAGTTATTTGCTTTTCAAATGCTATTTGGTCTGGCGATAGCTCCATAACTTCGAATGCTGCTGTGTCTACTATCGGCTATATTTATGGTGAAGAATGGACAGATGTAACTGAAGATTCAAATGTTTGGAGTATTGTTTCTGCTAATAGCAATACATGGACTAACTTACCGGCTGGAACTAATACATGGCTAAGACAAAACTAGCATTTGGTGAGTGGTTACCAGATCAGCCTGGCATTACAGGTGCGCTGACTGATGCAAATAACTGTATTCCTGTAGCTACTGGCTACGCTCCTTTGGGCGCTGAAGCAGACTACAGCACTGCTGCTGGTCAAACTCTAGTGACTACATTTGCCGGTAAGTTTGCCGGATTATCTACTTTGTTTGCAGGTGGCGCTACTAATCTGTTTAAGTACGATAGTGGCGATAGAGGTCTTGACGCTTTAACGACGACAGGCTACTCAACTACATTATTCTGGGATGTTACGCAATTTGGCTCTGAGATGATTGTAGCTAATGGCATTGAGAAGCTACAGGCTTATACATTAAATGTAATAGGTGAAACATTCAGTGATTTGTCTGCTGACGCTCCTACTGCTAAGTATGTAACAGTAGTGCGCGACTTTGTGGTGGCTGCAAATGTTGAGGATTATGAGAACAAGGTTTATTGGTCTGACATCAACGACGAAACTAACTGGACACCTAGCGCAACAAGCCAGGCAGACACACAGGTAATCGCTGATGGTGGTGATATTAAAGGTTTAACGGGTGGTGAGTACGGATTAGTGCTGCTTGAAAAAGCCATCTTCCGTATGTCCTATATAGGTAGCCCGTTGTTTTTTCAATTTGACGCTATTTCACGCAGTTTAGGCTGTATTTCTAGCGGTAGTGTGGTGCAATACAACGGTTTGACGTACTTTTTAGCTACAGACGGTTTCTATGTGTGCGATGGTCAGACAGTTAAGTCGATTAGCGCAGGAAAAATAGACCGTTGGTTCTTTGATATTGCAAATACAGGTCAGCTAGATCAGATGTCTAGCACTGTTGATCCAGTTAAGCGGTTAATTATCTGGTCTTTTAAAGATAACTTTGCTAATACTAATGTTTTGATCTATAGCATTGACTTCGGAAAATGGTCGCATGGTGACACTACTGCTGATGCTATCTCTATCGTCATTACTCCTGCGGTAACTCTTGAGGGACTTGACGCATTTAGTGCAAGCATTGACGCTTTGACCGTATCGCTTGATGATCGTCAATGGGATGGTGGTCAATCGCTGTTTGCTGGTGTGCAAGGGCAGAAAATCATTACGTTTGGCGGCACTAACAAGCAATGCTCGATTGTTACTAACGATATTGATAACGGCAGGTCTGTTATTACAGGAGTTAGGCCAATTATTGACAATGGAACGGCTGATATCTCAATCTGCAATAGAAACCTGCTAGGAGACCCTATTGAGTTCACTACTGCCGTTAGTACAGATAGCGAAGGAAAAGCCTCTATGCGGGTTCCTGGTCGTTATATGAGGGTAAAGGCATCGCCTGTTGGTAATGCGTGGAAAACTGCCGTGGGAATGGAAGTTGATATTGTTACTCAAGGTCTGAGATGACACAGTTTAGAACGCTTCCTCCGTTTGGTGGGGATCAGCGAGCTGTCGCAGAAGTAGTGCGAGGCATTATGGACGGAAAGACCAATAATACTGGCTCCGTTACGTTGGCTACTGGTGGCGCATCTAGTACGACAATCTACAATGAGCGTATAGGCTACGATAGTGTAATTCTATTAACTCCTACTGCATTAGTATCGTCAACTTCTTATGTGCCATATGGCGGTTTTCAAGATGATACAGATCAAGCGATTACAAGCACAACAACCGCTTATCCAATGGAGTTTAAGACTACGGATTACGCATTAGGTACGTCTGTTGTAGATAACTCAAAGATTAAAGTTGATTATTCAGGTTTATACAATATTCAATTTAGTGCGCAATTTAATAACACTGATTCCCAAATTCAAGATGTTAGTGTTTGGTTTCGTAAGAATGGCACAGATGTACCTGCGTCAAATAGTCAATTTTCCATTAATGAGAGACATGGATCAATTGATGGCTCATTGATTGCTGCGCTTAATTTTTTCTTGCCAATGGCTAAAAATGATTACGTACAAATAATGTGGTCAGCAACAAATATCTCAGTATCTCTGCAAAATATTCCAGCACAAACAAGCCCAACAAGACCATCTACACCATCAACTATTGCAACAATTCAACATGTTTCCTCTAATGGATATACAGTGAATACATTTGAAGAACCTTACATAATTTCAACATCGCAAGGAAGCGCTGTTATTGCTCACGCAGCAAATACAGTGGCTGGAAGATCATATGATTATGTTATTGTTGGTTAATGGAAACTAAATATATTACTCCGCAAGAGCTAAGGTCGTGGTGGCCTTCCGTTAGACCAGGACTAGAGAATGTTAAGACAAAAAGCCCTGAAGATTGGATTGTTGAGGATGTATATGTAGATTGCTATAACGGTAGATCGATGCTTTGGGCGTTGATTGATAACGGTAAGACGATAGGGTTTTGGGTATTACAGCCAGATGGCGATAAATTGCACGTTTGGGCTGGTTGGTCGTTAGAAAATAGACATGATAACCTTGAAAATGGATTAAAATACATAAAAGAGGTTGCGCGTCAAGGTGGAGCGAAATACATAACATTTTCTAGTCATCGAAAAGGCTGGATTAAGAGGGCAAAGAGTCTTGGATTTAGCCCTAGAACATGGATAAGTGAGGTTTGATATGGCTGGTGGATCACAAGGTTCTACATTTACTCCAACAGAGACAACTCTTGATCCTACGCTGCGTCCTTATGTTGACACAGCGTTAAGTGAGGCAGAGAGGCTTCGTCAAGCTGGTGGTCCTGCTTACTATGGTGGTGAAACCTACGTTAAGCCTAGCGCACAAACACAGACAGCATTGTTTTTAGCACAGCAACGTGCAGGTCAAGGCAGCCCATTACTCAAAGGCGCTCAAAGCACTGTACAAGGTCTCATGGGTACTCAAAGCCCGTATGAGTCGCAGTATGCTAGTAGGGCTGGTCAGACTAGCCAATACGGTTCGGCATTTGATGCTTTAGCCGGTCAAACTAGCAAGTATGGCTCTGTGTTTGATGATATTGGTCAGGCTGCTAGTCCGTATCAGCAGCAGTTTGCAGGCATGGCTCAAAACGCATATGTTGACCCTAATCAATCCTTCTATGAGGGAATGCGTGGCGGTGCAATGCAGAATGAGGCATTAGCTGGCACTCGCGCAACATCACAAGGTGCATATCTTGGCGGCAGTCCTTATCTTGAGGGTGCATTAGGCCAGGCTAACCGTCTAACTGCTGAATCGTTGCAAGAAGGTATCCGTGGTCTACAAAGCAAAACATCATTAGCAGGTCGCTACGGCTCTGGCGCAGAGCAACAATTAGCTGGCAAGATGGGTGATGCTGCTGCTAGGGCTTTGGCTGAACAGAATCAACAAGCCTACCTGCAAAATTACCAGCAAGAGCGTGGTCTGCAAGAACAAGCACTGCAATCTCTTGGTGGCCTGTCGCAACAAGGTTTCGTCAATCAACTCACAGGCGCTCAAGGTCTTGGTACTGCTGCACAGCAAGCCTACGCTAATCAGATGGGCGCTACACAAGCAGCTCAAGGTGTTTACGGCTCAGACCTCGCTAATCGCATGGCTGCTGCTCAAGCAGGTCAAGGCGTTTACCAGCAAGACTTTGCTAATCAAATGGCTGCAACTCAAGCGGGTCAGAATGTGTACCAGAGTGACTACGCTAACCAAATGGCTGCACTGGCTGGCGCTCAAGGCGTAAGAGGCGAGGATATAGCTACACGTATGGCTGCGGCTCAAGCTGCTCCTGGCCTTGCTGCTGCTGACTATGCTGATCTTGATAGATTGATGGCTGTTGGTCAGGCTCAAGAAGGCTACACGGCGGCTCAACAGGCTGCTGATAAAGCTCGCTACGATTACACAGCACAGTTACCGTATCAAACGCTGCAAAACTATGGTGCATTTATCACTGGCTTACCGCGTGGTGGCATTACTCAAGAATACGTTAAACCTCAAACTGCGGCTGAACAGGCTGCTCAAGCGGCTACTCAAAATACTACAGGTGGCATGGGTTACCAGAGCTACATTCGTAAATAAGGAATTATTATGGCAGCAGCACTTCCAATTTTAGCAGGCGCAGCAGCAGCACCAGCGGTTGCTACTCCTTTTACAATGGGTCTTATGGGCGCTGCCGGAGCTGCGGCTGCTCCCGCAACATTAGGTGCGTTTGGCGCTGGTGCTGGTGCGCTTGGAAGTATGGGAGCTGTAGGCGCTAATCCATTGGTCGCATCATTAACAAGTGGTGCGCTTGTTGGCAATGCTGCGCCTGCAGTAGCAGCAGCAAATATCATCCCGACTCAAGTATTCCCTGCTGCTCTATCTTCCACTAATCCTGCATTTGTTGGGCCACAGACATTTATGGGGCCACAAGCGCCTACATTCATGCAGTCTGCTATTAACACAGGTCAAAACATTCAAGGATTGATGTCTGAGAATCCTGCATTAACTAGCGTGGCTAAACAAGCTGTTGGTGGGATGATGCAACCTCTACCACCGCCACAAGTATTGCAAGCACCACCAATTCAAAGCGGTCAATTCGCTCCTGTAGACTTTATGAGCTTACTTAGCCAAAAGCCACCACAGATGCAGCGTCGCACTTCACTGTTAGGATAATTATGGCATATGAATTCGGTACTTCTGGATACGATCAGGAGCTAAAGCAAGAAGAATTGCGTAGAGCAGCTGAATACCAAGCTGCTATGGAAGCTCAAAATGCACAGCGTAGTAACTTGTCTATTAGTAGAAATCAACCTACGCAATCTAACTTTTTGCAAAATATCTTAGGAACTGTTCCTAGTTATTACGAAGGATTATTAGGGCCTACAGAAACGCAAGCGCTGCAAAGCAGAGCAAATACACAAGGCTTGCTAGGCGCTGCTATCGGCTTGCTAGGCGGCATGGGTACTCGCGGCACTACTGCGGCACAGAATATTGCTGGCGCTCTTAGTGGTGGCTTACAGGCATCACAAGGAGCAGTGCAGCAAGGGATACAAAATTATAGCCAGCAGCAACAGTTAATGATGCAAAAGCGTCAACAAGCTGGTGTGCAAGCAATGAAATTAAAGTATCCAGAGCTTGCTGATGAGTTGGATACGAATCCTGCTGGCGCATTTAGGATTATTGCTGATATTGAAAAAGAGGCACGTACTCCACGAAAGCGCAATACTGCTATTGTTAATGGTGTAATAGTTGATACAGATACCGGTCAACCTATTTATCAAACACCAGAAGAACAACAAAAGCCTGTTGTTGTTGGTAATGCGCTTGTTAATCCTGCTACTGGTCAGCCTATCTATCAGGCTCCTATTGCACCAAGAGAAAGAAAAACTGCTGTAGTTGGTGGAGTCTTGGTTGATACTGAAACTGGTAAGCCAATCTATACAGCTCCTAGAGAAGCTAAAGCACCAGAATCACTGTATTCAAAGTCACCAATTGCAGACGCTAATGGCAGAATGGTATTCATGCCGACTAGACCAGGTTTACCTGTTCTTGATTTGCAGGGTAAGCCAATTAGTGATTTTGCTGCTGCCGTCTCAACAAAGCCAATACCGTCGGTTATTCAAAAAGCGGAAGAAGATGATTATACCGCCGGAACTGCTGCAATTAATTTATCAAATGATGCTAATAAATACTTATCTAGCATTACTCAAGGTCAAATTAAATTTGGGAAATTAGACCGTTTAAGCATGGCTGCGCGTAGTGCTGCTGGCTCTAATGATCCTGATGTTGTTGCTCGAAATGACTTTGAAAGATTTAAAACAACATTAGTTAATGAGTCTTTGCGTTTAAATAAAGGCACTCAAACAGAGGGCGATGCGGTTAGAGCAGCAAAAGAATTAGAAGGAGCTGAGTCATCATCTGATGCTGCAAAAGCAATTCAAACACTTAGAGACTTAAATGCTAGACGAGCAAATGACTATCAATCTGCAATTATTCGCAGACGTAAAAATGCAAGACTTGGCGCACCAGAGGTAAATTTAGATATTCCTAAATTTCTTCCTTATGTGTTTACTGAGGCAGATTATGCGCGTTTACCTAAAGGCTCAGATTATATTGATCCTCAAGGTCTTAGAAAGGTGAAACCATAATGGCTAGCTGGGATAATGATCCTCTTTATGAGGAACCTGCAAAGGATAATCTACAAGGTTCCGTGTTTAGACCTAAAGTGCCTTACTCTGGTTTGGCTGAGACTGTTCGTGCTTTTGCTCAAGGGCCAACATTTGGCTTTGGTGAGGAAATTGAGGCAGGTATTCGCGCCCCATTCTCTGATAAAAGCTACACAGATATAAGAAATCAATTGCGTGGTCAACAATCGCAATTTAGACAAGACTATCCAAATGTAGCTACTCCTATTGAATTGACAGGTGCTATGGCTGGCCCAATGGCTGCATATAAAGCTCTTGGTGCTGCGGCTCCTGCTGTTCAATCTATGGTGACAGGTGAAACTCTTGGAGGCCAGGCTGCGCGTGGTGTTGCTGTTGGCGGTTTAACTGGCGCATTAACTGGCGCTGGTACAGCAGAGCAAGATATAGCAGGTCAAGCAATTCAAACAGGCGTTGCTGGTGGTGTATTGGGTGGTACTGTTCCTTTGGTACTTAAGGGTGCAGGAGCTATGGTCAGAAATATACTGACTGCATCTGGAGTAGGTGATCAGCCTGCTGCCGCATCTAAAATGATTGCGTCTGCACTAAAAAAAGAGAATTTAACTCCTGATGAAGCTGCTGATTTACTTGCTGAATTACAGCGAATTGGTGTACCGCGTCCTGTCCTGGCTGATATTGGCAAAAATATGCAAGACCTTGCTTATTCTGCCTATGTTGTTCCATCTGGACAAAAAGCTGCTACAGCTAGATTTTTAGAGTCACGCATGATTGACCAGCCTAATGATTTGGTTAAAGGCTTGGTTAAAAGAGCAGGTTTAGGTAAAAATGTAAGTGGATATGAATATCTTGATTTTTTATCTAAAAACCAACAAGCTGCAGCTAGTTCTAAATATCCATTAGCGTATAGCAAAGCAATAGATGCAAGAGATTTTAGGAAGTATGTAGATCGACCTGTATTTATTGACGCATATCAAGAGGCTCAAAAACGCGCTGGTGTTTATGGTGAGACATTGCCTGATTTAGAACAAATACGAAATGCTCAATTTGTCCCTACTGATGTGCTGCATAAGATTAAGATCGGTTTAGATCGTATTGTTGAAGGCCAAACAGATTCGATTACTGGAAAAATGACTGCTTATGGTCGTGATGTTTCCAATGTAAAACGTGAGTTTAATGATTTAATTAAAGAAAAAAATCCTATCTATGCAAAGGCCAATGCTGAATTTGCAGACAATGAGCGTATTCGATCAGCATTTGAAACAGGTCAAAAATATCAAAAACTTGATGTAAAAGAAGCATTAGATAAACTCAAGAAAATGAATGACTCAGAAAAAGAGGCATTTAGACTTGGGATGATGGCAGACGTAAACTCTCGTTTTGAGAATTTTAAGGGTGGTGATTTTTCTCGTCAGATATTTAAAAGCGACAAACAAAAATCATTGCTTCGTTATGCTTTCACAGATCAAAACCAATACAAGCAATTTGCTGCTTATGTTGATGCGCTTGGTGAGCAATCTAAAACATCTAAGTCTCTTATGGGTGGATCACAAACTGGTGAGAGACTTGCTACAAGTCAGGCTACGTCAGATTTAGGACAGATTGCACAAAGTGCCGCTACGGGTGGATTGGCTGGTGCTGCTATGGCAACAGGAAGATCATTGCTTGCTCGAACTAGAGGCATAAGTAGCGAAACATCTGCTGAATTGCAAAAGCGTCTATTTGCTGTTGACCCTATTGAACAAAAAGCTATTTTGGAAGAATTAAAACGCAGAACACAAAGTAAGCAAGTTGGTGGTGTTCCTGGTGCTGCTGCCACTGGCATGATTACTGGATTACTTGGGGATTAATATGGCAAAGACAAAGATTAGTGAATTCGACACAGACCCTTCGTTAAATACTGACATTGACAGTATTAACATTGCAGAGGGATGCGCTCCTAGTGGCATTAACAACGCTATTCGTGAGCTTATGTCGCAGCTCAAGAATCAGCAAGACGGTAGCTCATTAGATACGTTTACTGTTGGCAATACGCTAACTGTTAATGCTGCTAACTCGCTGCGTTTAGCTGATACGGATTCATCGCACTATGTAGGTTTAAAGGCTCCTGCTACAATAACAACAAGTTTCACATTAACATTGCCATCGGCTGACGGTACTAGTGGTCAGGCTTTAGTAACAAATGGATCAGGTACTTTATCATTTGGATCAGCTGGAATTTCAACCGGCAAAGCTATCGCTATGGCGATGATTTTTGGATTTTAAGGAGTTATTATGGCAAACCCTAATATTGTTAACGTAACGACAATCAATGGCAATATGCTCTCGGTGGCTGTTGGCACAAGCGCGACATCATTGGTTTCTAACGCTGCATCTAGCGGAAAAGTTTACAAGATTAACTCGATTGTAGTAGCGAATATAGATGGTACTGCTGCTGCTGACGTAACAGTTAATATTTATTCTGCTGCGGCATTAGGCGGTACTGCTACTGCGATTGCTTCGACAATCTCTGTACCTGCTGACGCTACGTTGATCGTAACGGACAAAACTACAGGTTTTTACCTGCTAGAGAATCAATCTATTGGCGCAATTGCTGGTACTGCTGGTGATTTGGTTGCAACCGCAAGTTGGGAAGAAATCACCTAAGGAGAAGCGTATGTCTATGCGTTTCTTAGCGGGTTTCGTATCAGCTTTATATAATCCGCTTAAAGTACCAAATGCACCAAATAGTATCTCTGCCACAGGTGGGGATGCTTCTGCTACCGTTAGTTTTACTGCTCCCACAAATGTAGGTGGTGGATCTATTACAGGTTATGGTGTGCAGTCAACTCCAGGTGGCTTTAAAGCCACTAACACAGCGTCCCCTATTACAGTTTCAGGCTTAACTAATGGAACGTCTTATACGTTTAATGTATGGGCGCTGAATAGTTATGGCCCTAGCCCGTTTAGCGCGGCTAGTGGGAGCGTTAGTCCCGCTGCGTCTAGAGGTTTATTTGGTGGCGGTAATACTGAAGCAACTGCGAACACAATTAGCTACGTAAGTATAGCAACAACTGGTAACGCTACAGATTTTGGCGATTTAACTGTTGCAAGAAGCGGCCCTGGAGCGTGTTCATCTACTGTTAGGGGGATATTTGCTGGAGGTCAAACACCAGCAGCAAATAATGGAACATCTACAATTGATTATGTAACTATAGCTACAACAGGAAATGCTGCAAATTTTGGAAACTTAACATTAGCAAGAAAATGGCTTGCATCATGTAGCTCATCTACTAGAGGTTTATTTGGTGGAGGATATACTGGAGCTAATACAAATACAATTGATTATATTTCCATTGGAACAACCGGAAATGCTACCGACTTTGGCGACTTAACAGCAACGACTCAATTTTTAGCATCGTGTTCATCTACAACACGCGGAATATTTGCTGGAGGGGAAACTACTGTAGTAGTAGCAACTATTACTTATGTAACTATAGCAACAACTGGCAACGCTACAAGTTTTGGAAGTTTAAGTGTAGGCAGATCGGGACTAGCATCATGTTCTTCTGCAACCAGAGGTTTATTTGGCGGTGGTAATAATTCTGGTGGAACTTTTACAAATATTATTGATTATATTACGATAGCCACAACAGGAAATGCGACTGACTTTGGCGATTTAGCAGCTATTGTTATACAAAACTCAGCTTGCTCATCAACAACACGCGGATTGTTTGGTGGAGGTACTAATTCTGGACTTCCGGTAAATGTAATAGAGTATGTAACAATTGAAACTACTGGTAATGCGACTGATTTTGGCGATTTAACTGTTTCTCAAAATAGATTAGCAGCTTGTTCTAACGCACACGGAGGTCTCTAATGCCATCTTACAGCGGTGTATGGAACCTAGTGCAGCAGTATCAGGCGCAAGCTCAAGGATTGTGGCCTCAACCACCTTTATCGGGTGATATTGGCTTGTTTGGCGGCGGTCAAGGGCCTATTAATGTAATCCAATATATCTCAATTGCGTCAACTGGTAATGCTTCTGATTTTGGTGATTTAACATTAGCTAGAAGTCAACTTGCAGCGTGTTCATCTTCTACACGGGGAGTTTTTGCAGGGGGAAGTGCTTCAAATATTATTGATTACGTAACTATTGTATCAAGAGGTAATGCTACCGACTTTGGTGATTTATTAATTGCAGAAAGTTTATTTTCTGGATGTAATTCATCTACTCGCGGCTTATTTGGTGGAGGTGCTAGCGGATCGAGAAGTAACGTTATCCAGTATATTACAACTGCAACAGTTGGAAATGCTACCGACTTTGGTGATTTAACAATTCCAAGGGATTCCCCAGCGGCTTGTTCATCAACTACTCGCGGTGTTTGGGCTGGTGGTATGCAAACCAGCGTAGGTAAAGTTAATGTTATTGATTACGTAACTATAGCTACAACGGGTAACGCAGTTTATTTTGGTGACTTATTATCAGTTGTAGATTCATTCGCAGCTTGCTCGTCATCAACGCGTGGTGTTTGGGGTGGCGGGTTTACTGGAGCAGTTTTAATTAATGTAATTCAATACATTACTATTGCTACAACAGGCAACTCTATAGATTTTGGTGATTTATTGGGAAATAATAGATATTTATCTGCAACATCTAATGCTACTAGAGGTATATTTGGTGGCGGCCAAGCTGGTAACGTGATTCAATATGTAACAATATCAACTTTAGGCAACTCTATAGATTTTGGTGATTTATTGGCGGCTACTGAATATTTAGCAGCTTGCTCTAATTCCAGCGGAGGAGTATAAAAATGGCAACATCTTCGTGGAATGGCGGCATTATTCGACCTATACCTGTAGCACCTACTGGCCCGTATCAAGATGGCGCTGCTTCTGGTATATGGACACTAGATCAAGTAGCTTATTGGACTAAGCAAGGGTTATGGCCTATTGCTGGAGTTATAGCTAGAGCTGTATTTGGTGGAGGTGTTGCTGGTGGAACAAAATCAAATATTATTGATTATATAAGTTTAGTAAGTATTGGAAACGCTATTGATTTTGGTGATTTAACCCAAGCAAGAAGTAATGAAAGTGCTTGCGCATCATCTACTAGAGGTCTTTTTGCTGGCGGTCAATTTAGTGGTGGATTTACAAATGTAATTGATTATATTACTTTAGCGTCTGTTGGAAATGCTACTGACTTTGGTGATATAACCGCAGCAACATATTATTTAGCTGGATGTAATTCTGCGACTCGTGGTGTATTTGGTGGTGGTTATGCTGCGGCTAGAGTTAATGTAATTACTTACGTAACAATTGCTACTACTGGAAATTCTACAAGTTTTGGTATTTTGACTGTTTCAAGAGATGGTCTATCTAGTTGCGCATCTCCAACAAGAGGTATTTTTGCTGGTGGAACTAATACTGCTGGAACTGTAATTAATGTACTTGATTACATAACAACTGCAACCACTGGCAATGCAACTGACTTTGGTGATTTATCGGCTACTAATTATGGTCTTGCTGCTTGCTCATCATCAACTCGTGGTATTTTTGGCGGGGGCTACTCACCAACAGCTACTACAGTAATGCAATACGTGACTATTGCCACTACTGGTAACACTACTAGTTTTGGTAGCTTAACGGTTGGTAGAGGCGGCCTTGGAGCCACATCATCAACCACTAGAGGTGTATTTGCTGCTGGCACTACTGGCGCTGCTGTTGTTTCTAATGTCATTGATTACGTTACAATTGACACAACTGGCAACGCTATTGATTTTGGCGATTTAACTATTGCTAGAGACTCAATTGCAGCTTGCTCTAATGTAAATGGCGGTCTTTAATTTAACAGGAGAAATACTTGTCTAACGACTTAATTATCAGCAACATCAATACGGCTCTGGCTGTTAACAAGCCAGAATATAACGTCATGTTATCTAACATTGACTCTAAGATGCCAGCTGTAATTCGTGATACAAGCAACTTTCATAAGTCGCACTCGCAGTTTATGCAGGTGACGTTGGATGTAACAGCAATTACGCCTATTCGTTCTATCAAACATACACTGGCTGAGATTGATCGTACTCGTGCTGCATTGCAAGAAGCCTATATTAATTTACGTAAGAAACAAATTGAGCTTAAAAAGAAAGAACGTGATTTAGCACAATGCTCTGATCCACTTGATTGTGAGTTGCTTCAGGTAGAGATACTTGAGCTTGGTGGTCATCTTGATGGTACGCAAAACGCAGTCAATGGCGCTATTCGTAAAATGAATTTCATGGTAAACCAGCATGCTCAATTGCTTGAGAAGGTTGGTAAGAATGAAATCACAGAAGAAGATTACGAGCTAGAGGAAGCCAAATACCACATTATGACTTGCATGAAGCAAGGTCTAAATGCTGCACGTAGTCGCAATGGAATGATCGATGAAGGTAACCTTATCTATTTGTTTGATTTAGGTATTAACGCAGCACAAGCGCAAGCAGAGATATTTGCTTACCTCACAATGGAGAATGAGCTTATTACTAAAGGCATGGCCCCTACGCATGAGATGACAATGCGCTGGCTTGAGGCTTGTGCTGACAAGTGGGCTGCTGATCCATCTACATTTGCTGCTCGTCGTGGTTTCTCTGTGTTTGATCGTAGCAGCTTAACTAATTCGCCACAGCTTGAAATGGCTCCTACTCCAAAGGCTGCATGATGCACTTAGTTGTCGGAACACCTGCTTATGGCGGCATGATGTGTACTGAGTATGTACAATCATTGCTTACTTTAAAAGAAGCCTGTATCCAGTACAACATCAAGTTGACTTGCATATTTTTGGGCAATGAATCATTGATTCAGCGTGGTAGAAATACGATTGCTTGGCATTTTCTGAACTCAGACGCTACGCATTTGATGTTTATTGATGCAGATCAAAAGTTTGTAGCTAACGACATTGCGCGAATGATTAAGGCTGATAAGGGCATTATTGCTGGCGCTGTACCAATGAAGGGCGTGAACTGGGAAGCAGTGAGAGAAGGTGCTAAGAATGGCGTGCAAGACCTGCATAAGCTAACTGGCATCTTTAATCTGAATAAGTTGCCTGGTCATGAGATGGTTGATGCTGGAATTCCATTCCAAGTTAAGCACGCTGGTACAGGGTTCATGTTGATTCGTCGAGATGTATTTGAGAAGCTGCGTCCTCATGTTGGTTATTACATGAATGGTGGGTCAACTATTCCAACAAATGCGGAAGTTTATGACTTTTTTAAAGTTCAAAATGTTGACCACGAATTGTTGTCTGAAGATTATAATTTCTGTTATGAGTATCGCAAGCATGGTGGAACCGTTTGGGTTGCTCCGTGGTGCGAATTAGGTCATTTTGGCGCTTATTGTTTTAATGGGCAATATGCCCAAGGAGAGAAGTTATGGCACACAAAGTTATCAAGTACCGTTTAACTGCTGAAGGTACTATTCCTTCGTTTCTTTGCTTACATCCTGAAGGTGTAGGCGGTGTGTTTGTTGTTGGTGATCCTGCTACTGCTAGTCCACGCGATATGGTTATGGTTGGTATTAGCGAGAGTGACGATACTGGTGATGCTGAAGTTGTAGCTACACAGGCTGATCTTGAGGTTTATTTGACTTCTGTTGGTTCTGGTTGGACTATTCCAGGCGCAACGCCTGATGCTGATCCTGTTGCTTTTGATCCTATCGCCGCTTCTGCTTGGGTATGGGGCCGACTTAACGCATTAAATAGCTAGGTGATGTGATGTCAGACGTTAATCCTCAAGAATTTGGTGCATTGCAAGCAGATGTTAAGACATTAACGGCTGAGATTCATTTACTTCGCAAAGAGATGGCTGATGTAACGGCTATGCTCAATCAGGGCAAAGGCGGCATTTACATGATTGTATTTGCTGCCGGTGCTTTAGGTTCCGTTATTACCATGAGCGTTAAAAAACTATTTGGTGGATAAATGGATCCCATAACTATCGGCGCAGCGGTTGCTATTGCTAAAACTGCTGTAGCCGGAGTTAAAGAGCTAATATCATTAGGTCACGAAATTCAAGATTGCTATCACGATATAGCAACATTCTTCGATAAGCAAACAGAAGTTGAGCTTGCTGTCATCGAGCAAAAAAAGCACAAGCTAGAGGCCGTTAAAAGCGGTTCTCCGCAGCGTAGTGCTACCGCAGAGGCGTTAGAAGCCACATTTGCAAGTAGAGAGATGATCCGGCTAGAAAAAGAGCTTAAAGAGGCTCTAATCTACGGCAGCCAGGAGTCAGGTCTTTACGACGAGATGTGCCAGCGTCGAGATGCAATTATCCTAGAACGAAAACAAGAGATCGAAGATGCAGAGCGTGAAGAACGTATGCGTCTGGCTGAAATTCGTCGTAAGAAAGAACAAAGAATTCAGAATATTCAGGAGTGGCTGGCTGTAGTGCTAGGCGTATCTCTTAGTAGTTTCGTAATGTATGCGGTATGGTGGATGTTTAAAAACGGGGGTAAAGACTAATGATGACTCTAATTACTACGCTAATCTCTTTCTTGTCAGGTGGCTTGCCTAAGCTCTTGGACTTCTTTCAATCTAAGCAAGACCAAAAGCATGAGTTAGCATTAGCGCAATTGCAGATGACGCAGCAGTTAGAGATGGCTAATAAGGGCTTTGAAGCTCAAGCGCATATTGAGGATATTAAGACTGAGCAGATTGGTATCCAGACGCAAGCAGATGAACGTATAGCGTTGTATTCTCACGACATTGAGATAGGTAAAGGTGCATCGCAGTGGGTGATTAATGCTCGCGCTATGGTTCGTCCTACGATTACTTACGGTCTATTCTTGCTACTCGTTGCCATTGATATTGCCGGTGTCTGGTACGCCTGGACGCAAGACGCTCCATTCAAAGAGATGATGGACTTAGTCTGGGATGACGATACACAAACGATTTGGGCTTCTGTGATTAGTTTCTGGTTTGGTACACAGGCATTTAGCAAAAAATGAAAGTAAGCGATAAGGCACTTAAAACCATAATTCATCATGAGGGTGTTAGATATAAGCCATATCTTTGCCCTGCTGGTTTATGGACTGTCGGAGTTGGCCATGTTTTATATCCTAAACAGGGACTATTGCCAGTGGCTCAGAGAGGCTCTATAGGGCTGCGTGTTGAGGACTTTAGACAGTTTACGAAGGATGAGGTAGATGCGATTCTTAAGGCAGATTTGCAGCGTTTTGAGCGAGGCGTACTACGTTATTGTCCTATTATTGCTACTCAAGGGCAATTCGATGCTCTTGTCTCTTTTAGCTTTAATGTAGGGCTAGGCACTTTACAGCGCAGCACATTGCGCCAAAAACACAACCGAGGTGATTTTGAGGGCGCTGGTAGTGAATTCATGAAATATACACGAGGCGGTGGTAAGGTTCTCAAGGGTTTAGTTAATCGTCGTAAAGATGAAAGATCAATGTATGGCTACTAAAAAAATACCTGCTGACTGTATGCCGATGTGCCAAAGCTGTTCATTTTTTGAA